CGGCGCTGGGGTTGGGCACTGGCGCGCTCCTCATCCTGCTGATCGGGCTCCTCCGCCGCCGCCAGGGGGGCTGAGGTGTCCCTGGCCGGCCCCGTCCTCGCGCTCACCTCGGGGGGCACCGCATCTGTCCCCGCGCCCAAGGTGCCGACCCCGCCCTGCACCGTCCTGCTCCAGAATGTGTCGCCGTACGCCCTCCAGGCCCAGATCCAGGGCGGCACGGTCTGGATCCCCCCCTACACCCAGCAGAGCGTTCCCTGGTCGAACAGCGTGGGGGTCACGGTCAGCGCGGAGCCGGTCATCACCAGCCCCAGCGGGGCGCCGGCGAGCCTCCTGGTCACCTTCTACAACCAGGGCGAGGTGGTGCCGCCCAACGGGCCGATCACCGGCTACACCTCGATCACGGGCGCGGTGGTCAACGCCACCATCAGCGGCCCGGTGACCGTCTCCGGCACGGTGGCGATCTCCTCAGGCACGGTGGACGTCGGCACCGTCGCCGGGTCCATCTCCATCGCCGCCGGCCAGGTGGTCCAGGTGGAGAACGTCCCCGCCGGCACGGTCGTGGTCGGCGGCACGGTGGCGATCAGCTCCGGCACGATCAACGTCGGGACGATCTCCGGCTCCATCTCCATCGCCGCCGGCCAGGTGGTCCAGGTGGAGAACGTCCCCGCCGGCACGGTCGTGGTCGGCGGCACGGTGGCGATCTCCAGCGGCACGGTCAACATCGGCACGATCTCGGGATCGGTGACCATCGCCAGCGGCTCAGTGGACATCGGCTCCGGCAACATCACCATCGTCGGTGGCCAGGGCGGGCTGACCAACGTCGGCACCTACCTCCCACCCGTGTCGCTCTGGACACTCGACCCGCTGACCACCTCGCCGACGACCAAGACCGTGGCGCTGCCCGTCGGGACCCAGGCCGTCAAGGTGACCTTCTGGGACAACTGGGCGAGCATCGGCAACGTCACCATCCTGACCGTGCGGGGGACGACCACCAGCACCTACTACCTGGACGCCCCCCTACCGGGCGAGGACGTGATCATCCTCTCGATCGACGCCATTACCGACCCGTCCGTGACCTTCGTGGTGCAGGGCGCCGTGGGGGGGGGCGGCATCACGGCCGTCGCCCTCATCGGCAACGCCGCCATCGACGTGGGCGACAGCCCCAACGATCCGCTCTGGGTCCAGACCTCTCCCAACCTACCGCTCGCCGTCATCGGACCCGATGGCACCGTGATCCTGACCACGGGGACGCTGCCCGTGGAACTCGGAACCCTGTCCATGGCGAACGGGCAGCAGGCTGTCTCTGGGTCGTACACCCTGCCCGCCAATGGGGCTGGCGTGCTCGTCGTGACGCCCGCCAACGCGACCGCGAATGGCAGCCAGGTGCTCATCGTTGGTATCAACGGAGGCCCTTCCGTCAGCAAGAGCTTCCTGGCGAACGGCGGCGGTGACACCTTCCTTACGCTCGCCGGGGCTACCGAGAGCCCCGTCACCGTCGTCGTGACGTGGACCAGCAAAAACCTCACCGGCAGCCCGATCCCGGCGGCCACCGTCTATGCGCTCATCGTCCCCAACACCGTGGACATCGGCTCCGGCAACATCACGGTGGTCGGTGGGCAGGGCGGGCAGACCAACGTCTCCATCGACGCTCCGCCCGTGTCGATAGGAACCCTCACGATTCTCAGTGGTCATAACACCGCGACGCTGACGGCCAACCTCGGTAACAACTGGACCGGCATCGTCGTCCAGGTTGTTGATGAGGGCGACACCGGCATCCTCCAGTTTGGTGTCGAGATCGTCGTCTACGACGCGGCTGGGGGTCCGGTCTACGGGGATACGTGGTCTTTGAAGTCCGCAGGCAACGCTATTGTTGTGCCCATAACTGGCAACATCGACGGTGGGACGGGGACTTTCACAGTGACCGTGGGCACGGGCGGATACGCTGTGGTCACGAACACGGTGGTAGCTCATGTGGGGGCGCTGCTCGGGACTGGTATTCAGTACGTCACTACTCCGCCCTTGCAGGCGATAAACGTGGTTCCCGGGCTGGGTAACGGTGTTGTGAACTGGGCTAACTACCAACCCGTAGCAGCGCTGACGTGGTATCAGGTCCTTGCCTTCAACAGCGTTAGACGAGGACTGCTGCTGTACGCCAACTGGACCAACGCCGCCCACTGCGCCATTGGAATCGGCTCTAACTTTCCTAGTTACTTCCTCGGGCCGGGAGCCTACTACGAGATGCCGCTGCCGATTCAAACCGCCTCCATTGCTGCTTACTGGGACATTCTACCTACGGGTGGGCTTGTCACGACTGCCGGGCTCCTCAACACGGAGGTCACCTAAGATGCCCCTCTTCGCGCCACCCGAGCCCATCCCGATAGGGGCCATCTTCATGTTTCCGGTCTCGGTGTCGCTGCCCGGCTGGCTGCTCTGCAACGGCAGCAGCTTCAGCAGCGCTTCCTATCCCGCCCTGTACGCGCTGCTCGGAGGCACGACGCTCCCCGATCTGCGGGGCCTGGCCCCCATGGGGGCGGGGGCCAACGGCATCGCGCTGGGGGTGTCGAACGCCAATGGTCAGGCACCGGCCCACACCCACAACGACACCGGCCACACCCACGGCTCGGCAGCCCACTCGCACTCTGACAGTGGCCACTCTCACAGCCATGCTCACGGTACGAACCTCGGCGGCAACTTCCTGACGGCTGGGTCTTCCAACCCGATTGGGGGTTACGCCTCGGGAAGCAGCAAGTTCGCTTCGGATCCCAGCACGAACACCAACGCCCAAAGCGGCAGTGCCAACATCCAAAGCACCACCCCGGGCAACACAGGGACGGGCTATGCATCCCTCACCGGCTCGGGCAGCGGTACCGCCAACATACCTCCCTTCCTGGGGGTGGCCTTCTACATCAAGGCGGCGTAGAGTGGCCGCTGGAGGTGGCCGGTGAGCGTGTTCTCTGAGGAGTTTCGGGCGCGAGCCGCCCGCGAACCCTTCGCGCCGCTGGGGGACGGCATGTGCGCAGGCTGCGTGGTCGCCGGACAGGTCGCCGCGCTTGAGTACATCGAGGCGGCGATGAACGCGCGCATGGCCCGCGGCGGCGACGGCGCCGACCAGGCCGTCGATCCCGTATTCGCTCCCGCCCTGAGCCCGCCCCCGCAGCGCCACGCCCGCCTGAGAGGAGGGCTATGATGGCTCCCATGCCGCGACCACCGAAAGCGCCAGCCGGGGTGCCAGCGGGAACCCATCCCCAGCCGAGGCACATCCCGCCGTCCCCTGCCAATGCTCCCGCGAACCTGGAGATTCCCTCCTGGCTCGCCCAGCAGATCGGCCTGCGCGAGGTGCAGCACATGCGCGACGCCACCGCCCTCGCGGAGCGCGTTGAGCAGCTCCAGATGAAGCTGACGATTGCGGAGCATCGGATCGCCTATCTGGAGGGGCAACTTGCTCCCTCTGAGCCTGAACCTGCGTCGGAGGAGGAGGCGGCCGAATGAGGTGGGCCTTCGGCGCCAGCACGAAGCCCGGAGAGCCCATCGACCAGACGCTGCGGAGCACCTGGGCGAACCTCAAGAGAACTCAGGGGCTCACCCCCGGCGAACTCACCGAGAGCCATGTGGCCCAGGCCATCGTGACCGCCGCCGCCCTGATCGGGACCGGCCTCTTCGGCACGCGCCACTCGGTGGGGGTGGCCGGGACGACGGTCGCCCCCGGGGAGCCCGTGAGCGCGCCTCCTGAGCTCCACCAGATCATGGTCTCGGTGGCCCAGCTGCCGGATCCGCCCGGCTGAGGGTGGCCGTCCCTGCACGCAGCCGGGTACGATACGGTCGATGAAGCCCCGGTGCGAGGCGTGCCAGGCCCCCGACCCCGTCTCCCTGCGCCAGCTCCTGGAGCTCGGCCTGCAGGAGAAGCCCGACCCCGAGGACTCCGCGTTCAAGGCCCCCGACCTCTGCCCGCGGCACCGCCGCGCCCTGGCCGCCTTCGCCGCCCGGCTGGGCGACGACGGGCGCGTCCTCGAGGCGAGCGCCGGGTGAGCCCGCTCACCCTGGACGAGATCGTGACCCGCTTGGACGCCCGCCTGGCCCGCGCCCCCCGAGCCCAGGCGCAGCGCCTCGCCTCACTGCGCTTCCGTCTCTCCGGCGAGGGCGGCGGGGATCTCTATGTGGCCGTCGGCAACGGCCTGGCCATGGCCAGCGAGAGGCAGGGGCCGCTCCCCGTCGACTGCACCATCCGGCTGAGCGTCACCGATGCCGAGGATCTCCTCGAGGGACGCCTGGACGCCGTCAAGGGGTACTTCAGCGGCCGGATCAGGATCTCGGGGGACATGGGCCAGGCGATGCGCCTCGGGGATCTGCTCAGCGGCTGACCCCCCCTCTTCAGCCGCAGGTGCACACCCCATCGGCGTTCACGCTGAACGCACAGCCGGCGGGGCCGATCCCCGCCCCGCCCGGGCCGCAGCAGATCTCGTTGCAGGAGTAGGTCTCCGTGCCCGTGGGGCCGATGGGGGGCGTGGGGGGCGCGGGCGGCGGGACCGATCCTCCCCCACCTCCGCTGATGGCCGCTGCGGGCACCAGGACGGCCGCCAGGAGCCCCGTCGCGATGAGGGCGCCCCATTCCATGCGATCCATGCCCCGCACGCTACCAGCCCATTCTGGGCGGCGGGGAGATCACGGAGTGGCGTGGTTCGGTCCGGTTCGTCGGTCCGGGGTGGCATGGCTTGTCGGCGAGGTCAGGATCGTCGCTGTCGGTATGGACTGGGTTGTCGGGGAGGACAGGAAGGGACGGTCACGGTGGCGCGGAGTGGTATGGATTGGATCGTCGGAGAGGATGGAGCGGGGACGGATCGTCGGAATGGGTAGGTCTGGTATGTCGGCTGGGCTGGGGCGGGGACGGGTTGTCGGGACGGCTCGGGGTTCGGTGGGGTGGGGTGGGGACTGGATAGTCGGAGCGGAAGGGACAGGCGAGCACCGGATCGTCCGCAGGCAGGGATTGGATCGTCGGCGGGGCCGGGGTAGGCTCGTCGGGATGCTCGGTGCGGGAGGGTGCGATCTGACACGGCGGATCGGCAAGGGGAGGGTGGGGTCGTCGGGACGGCTGGGCGAGGGACGGGTTGTCGGTATGGGCTGGGGCGGATTGTCGGTATGGACTGGCTTGTCGGTGCGGGTCGGACGGGTTGGTCGGCAGGGTCCGGGTTGGGCGGACACGGAAGGGAGTGTCGGAGTGGTCGGGTACGGATAGTCAGACCGGCCCGAAGCTGTCGATGGTGAAGGTGCCCGAGCCCTGGCTGCGGTCGCTGCCGATCCCGTTGAAGCGCATGTACTCCAGCATCTCGCGGAGCTGCTCCTCGGTCCCCACCTTGTTGACGCCATCGTCCAGGACCCGGATGGTGAAGCTGAGCGGCACGCTGTCGGCGTACTCGAAGCGCTTGATCGAGGTCCGGGGACCCTGCATGGTCATCACGGTGAGCGGCCTATCGTCCACCTGGATCGGCACCGTGATCGGCACCACCTTCTCCAGCACGAAGACGCGCTCCGCCACCTTGGACCGGAACGCCTTGACCCGGACGGCGTCCTTCAGGATGTTGGCCGCCTCTTTGAGCGCCCCCTTGAGGCACCGCCCCTCATAACAAGGGGTGCCATCGGGGAGGCGGTAGAAGACGACCCCGTGAACCTCGGCCACGTCGAGTTGGGCGGCGGTGGCGCTGTGCTCCTCCCGCGCCGCTGAGGGCGTGAGCGGCACCGAGGCAAGCTCCGCCGGCATCTCGGCGGGCGCCTTCATCCGGGCGGCCCTGGTCTCCAGCCAGATATCCAGCATCTTCTCCTTGGCGGGCACCCCGGCGACCAGGCGATCGACGGTGATGGCGAGGCGGTAGTCGATCCAGGTGAACATGGTTCCCTCCTTGAGGGCTTGAGGATCTGCGAGCCGTCAGCGGCCCGATGACTCGCGGGTGATCTCCCTGGTCCGCCGACGCACCCGCCTGATCTGGCGCTCAAAGCGGATGTCCACCACGCCCCAGCCCACCAGGGCGGCGAGGTAGGCGAGCCAGAGCCATGCAGTGGCACCCCAGAGGTCGATGAGGCTGGCCACCGCAAGGAAGATCAGGAGCATGGCGATGGTGACGCTCACCGCCTGCCTGCGTCGGTGGAGCATCTCCAGCACATCGTCACGGGGTGGGGGTGTCACGCCCCGGCCTCCGACCAGGGCATGGGCATGTCCTCCACCTCTCGGCGATCCGTCATGAGACGCCCGCACCAGCGCTCGCGGTAGGCGTGGGGGAGGGGCCTCTCCAGTGGCACGCCCATGCCCATGACCGCCCCACCGGGATTCAGGCCGAGGGCGTTCACGCGGGTCAGCGCGTCGACCAGGCCGAAAGCCTCCACCATGATCGTGCCCACCCACTGGCTGCCCTTGGAGCGCTTGGGATCGGTGAAGCTGAGCGTCCAGAGGTCAACCTGGCCGGTCCCGATCTCGTCGGCGAGCATCTCCACGCCCCGGGTGATCGCGTCCACCTCGGGAGCGGAGACGGTCACCCGGCAGGGCGTCACACCGCGTCGGGAAACGCTTGGCTGCCGCCCCCCCTCGGGGTCATCCATCCCGATCTCTCCCAAAGCGCCGGATTTCCTGGTCGGGAATCATAGCGCACTCCCGGACGGGTTGCCGTACACTTTCGCCCGTGGACGGGATCCAGGCGGCGGCGGAGCGAGGCACAGAGCCCCTACCCACCCCTGATCCCGCCCGGGTGGCCGAGATCAGACGGGCCATAGCCGCCTTCCAGTCCAACCTCGAGGCAGCGGTCAGTCGGCGGGAGCGGCTCGTCAACGGGGCGTGGTTCAGGTACGGCGAGGAGATGGGGCGCGGTGACGACGAACTCCTGGTGGCGGCCGCCGCAGCCCGGCGGGATCAGGGCGTCGCGGGCGCGTGGGCTGAGTTCTCCGCCATCATGGCCGCCACCTGGGAGGCGAGCTGCAGATCCACTCGCACCGCCCCGCAGCGGCAGCGGCCGGGATCCCCGCCCCGGTTGGGTGCCCCGGGGACGTGGCCCAGCGCCCCGGCCTGCTGCTGGTCGTCCAGGCCGCCGCCGCGGCCAGCTGTGCCCCGGTGCTCGCAGCCAGGGTCACCGCCCTCCCAGGCGCCGGTGCCGTAGTCGCGGAGGCCCCAGTACGCAGGGCTGGTCACCACGCAGTCCACGCTCGCCGCCGGCAGCTCGCGCAGCACCGCCAGGGCGTCGCCCTGGTAGCAGGTGGCCAGGCCGTCCGAGTAGGCGGGCTGGAGGAGGGTCACCCGACGGCCTCCTGCGGGAGGCGCCGCGCCTGCTCCCTGGCCAGCCAGCCGAGGACATCCCAGATTGATGGCACCTCCAGCGCGTTCCACATCATCCAACCCCCGGTCTCGGGCATGTGGCACCACCACGTCGGCACGCCCTGCGCCGTCTCGGCGGGCCGGAAGGTGATCTCCACCTCGGTGAACGGGGCGAGCGCCATCATCGTCCCTCCAGGGTCATGGCCATGGCGGTGAGACGCCTACCGATCCACTCGACCACCGGCACCGCCACGGCGTTGCCCAGCTGGCGGTACCGCGCCGAGTCCGACTGGCCGTCCGTCCACCCGTCGGGGAACCCCTGGAGCCGCTCGCACTCGAGCGGCGTCAGCCGACGCACCGCCATCCCCTCGCGGATCGCCTGGTAGCCCTGGCCGGGCTTGCCCCCGCCCACCTGGAGCGGATCGGTCGTCGAGTTCTCAGTGACCCCGTGCGCCCCCTCGGTGAGAGCCAGCAGGCCGCCCTCGGCGCCACCGCTGTCGGAGTAGGGGCGAGATCGCAGGGGTTGGGCCACCCCCGCCGTGCCCAGGGTGTCCACGGTGTAGGCAACGGCCGCCTCGGAGACGCCCAGGCCGTGCTGATCCTTGTCCCGGCCGGAGGTGTCCTGGAGCGTAATCAGAGTGGCGTGGGCCACCCCCAGGACGATCTCGTCCTTGCCGCTCTGCCCGGCGGCACCGGCATCGTGGCCCATGGCGGCGGTCAGGGTGGGCAGGATCAGCGTCCCCTTGTTGGCCCCGTAGTCCTGGCCTCCGCCAACGCCTCCAAGGCTGCGCGCAATGCGGCTGGCAGCAATCGCCCCCGCTTCTCCGCCCGGCGCAGGATGCCCAGCGCCGCCCTCGGGCTCAAGCAGTACCGCGCCAGGTGCGGACCAGGGGGCTCCAAGATGTCCGACAAAGTAGAGGCGACGGCGGCGCTGGGGGACTCCGAAGTGCTGAGCGTCCAGCACCCGGTAGGCGTACCCATACCCGAGTTCTCCCAGCGTCCCGAGGACGGCCGCCATGTCCCGTCCGCGATGGTCGGGGCGGATCGCCTGAGCGGTCGTCTCCTCGTCCTCGAGGGGATCAGCTCCAGCTGCGCGGGCGGCGGCAGAGAGGGCTCCGGAGCACTCAGGGCAGCCGCAGGACGTGAGAAGCCCGGGGACGTTCTCGGCGAGGATCCAGGCGGGAGCGAGCTCAGCACAGAGGCGAGCGAGCTCATAGAAGAGCCCGCTCCGCGCTCCGCCCAGGCCAGCACGGCGTCCAGCGGTCGACACATCTTGGCACGGGAATCCCCCGCAGACCAGGCGAGCGGGAGGGAGGCACCCATCGCAGCGTCCGCCGCACCGTCTGGCTGCGTGGACACCCCTCACATCCCCGTGGCGGGGGACATCGGGGAAGTGGCGCTCGAGCACCGCCCGGGCCTGGGGGTCGATCTCCACCTGGGCGACGCAGTGCCAGCCCAGGCGCTCGAGCGGGAGGTCGAAGCCCCCGATCCCGGAGAACACCGAGACGAAGGTGTCATCCTCCATCCGCGCCTACGGCCACGCCGGCGGGCAGGATCTCCTCGAGGGGCACCCCCAGGGCGCGGGCCACGGCGAGCGCCGAGGCCACCAGGGGCTGGCGCTTGCCCCGCTCCCAGCGGCCGATGATGGAGTCGTCCACGCCGGAGCGCCGGGCCAGCTCCAGGATCGTCCAGCCCCGAGCCATGCGGAGCGCCCGCAGCCGGTTGGCGGTGGCCTCCATGCCGCCATCATATCGCGACCCCGCTGCCACTTGACAGTCACCCAGTCCGGGGAGGAGAATGTCAGATGACAGACAGATGGGGTACGCGCCAGCCCCCAATACGGCGCAGAGGAGATCCAGATGGCCCGCACATCCAAGGTCCCGGTGGCCGTGGTCGCCAGCATCACGCTCCCCGCCAGCCTGCTCGAGGCACCCAACCGGGACTGGATCGTCACCTCCTACAGTGGGCACCGGACTCATGAAGGGATCGCGTACCGCGCCACCCTGGCCTGGAAGGGCACGGTGGTCGGCAGCATCGAGGATGCTGGCGACGGGGGCATGATCCGGGTTCACATCGACTATCTCGGGGATCCGTTCAGGATCGTCCCCAAGGCGTGGGGGGCCTTCGTCGCTGCTGTACCCCTCGCTTCCCTGGCACGGCTGATCGGCGAGAGCATCTCCGATGAGACGCTCCAGGCGAGCCGGGAGGAGACGGTCGCCCTCATGTTGGTGGAGGAGCAGCAGTTGCGCCAACGCCTCGACCGTCTCGTGAAGCGAGGTTCCACACCCTTCCTCGCCCCCGGCGAGAGTGTCTACCCAGGCGGTGCCTTCCGAGTCGTCAAGGCTTCGCGCGATACCGCCCTTGAGACGCTCGACCGCAAGTATCCTGCGCCCTGCCTGGTCTGGACCATGGGCGTCGGCTGGGAGTCCCTATGAGCACCCGCGCCGAGGCTATGGCCAACCGTGACCGGATCATCGCGCTCTGCGAGCGCGCGGAGCGCGAGCGCACCCGACGTGTCTGCCCGTGCGGGGTGGTGGTCCTACGGGGCCGCTGCCCCGCCTGTGGCCGCCCCGACCCGCAGCGGAGGGCTCGCTCATGAGCGATGTCGCCGTGGATGAGCCCGACTTCACCATCACCCTGACCTCGCGGCCGCCGATCCGCATCGTGAGGGCGATCTGGCCGATCCTGGCCGGTTCCGCCGTCGATGTCGGCGACCAGACGGCCACCCTCACCGTGCGCCAGCGGGTGGACGGTGACGGGGCCATCGTGTACGGGGTGCTCCGTCCCAGCGCGTCGACGCCAGGGCGCCGCCGGGGGGTGCTCCTGGAGCGCCCCCTCATCATCCCCACCGCCTGCCGAGGCGTGGCCCTGGATCTGCTCCCCGACCACCCCCAGACCGCCTCCGACCTCGCCGAGGCCGTCATCGCGAAGCTCCCGGCGGAGAGGCTGCCATGACCGCCCTGGTCAGTGCCGCCGCCGTCCTCATCGTCACCACCGTCGGGCTCGCCGCCGCCCTCATCACGGCCCTCGCCGTGCTGGATCGGCGCTTGGCCCACCACCACTGAAAGGCACCGAGATGTTCAAGATCCTCACCGGACTCGTCCTCGCCGGGCTCGCCCTGGCGGGCTTCAACCTCGTGGGCGGCCACCCGCCCTTCCAGCCCTTCTACACCGGGCCGCTGCCCGTCCTGAGCAGTCCCAGCGCGACCCCGACGCCCGCCCAGGCGCCCGCCGCGCCGCAACTGATCGCCCCGACGGGGGGGGCGTCCTCCACGGCAAAGGCAGCGCCGTCGCTGATCCCGCTCAGCCCCTCCGCCGCGCCCGTGATGAGCGTCGCCTGGACGGCGGCGGACTGCTCCTGGGCGGCCGCGACCCTCGGCCAGGACGCCAGCCTGGACAGCGCCGAGGCGGCCGCGCTGCAGGCGGGCACCGACACCCGCTACCCACTCTCCGACATCCCCTACTACCGCCAGGAGGCGTCCGACTGGACGACCCTGGCGGGCTGGATCGCCACCGCCTGCCAGAGCGGGCAGTACCCGACCCGGACTGACATCGCCGAGGCGGCCGGGTGGGTCACCCAAGCCCTGGCCAGCCACGAGAACGACGCCAGCCTGTACCCCCAGGACGCCGCCTGGGACACGCAGTGGGAGCAGAATTACGACCGTCTCATCGGGATGCTGGGCACCGCCCTTGACGCCTCCTGCGCCGACGGCGCTGCCTGCGCGCAGTCATGAGTGTGGAGACGATGGAGCGGAGGGACAGGGCTCAGCCCTGCGCCTGGTGCGGGCGGCAAGCCTCCCTCCGCTTCCGCTGGGTGGCGCCGCCCGGCCAGGAGCACCCGTGGCGGCCCATCTGCGACGGCTGCCTCGGCGGCCTGGAGACGGTCGACAGCGAGAGGCAGCTCAAGCACGATAGGGAGCAGGCAGAGGCCGACGCCCGTCGCGACCTCGCCTACCGCCTCGCCGCCGCCACCGGGATCTCAACCCCCGATTCTCCCTTCCGCTACTACGCCTACTTCACCATGTCCGACGATGACCTCCTGGCCCTGGTCGAGTGGTGCGAGCGGAGGACGGGGTGATGAATGACCTCAGCAGATGGCGACGCCGACGCCGACGCGATGCCATCATCGGCTGGGCCGGGGCGATCCTCTTCGGCATCGCCTTCTGGGCCGTCCTGATCTGGGCGATCATCCGCTGGGTGAGCACGGGAAACCCCCTCTGGGGTCAGGGTCTGCCATGAGGGCGCTGACCATGAGCGGGCTCGCGCGGCGCGCCGCCGGGGCGTTCCCGGTCATCGTGCTCCTGGTCGCGCTCGCCTTCCTCGCGACGCTGCTCGCCTGGGAGGCCCTGACCCCCGTCCACGCGGTGGGCTGGGGCACCCCGACCCCGTCCCCGCCGCCCTGCGGGTCGGCCGCCTCCACCCCCCTCGGGGAGTGCTGGACATGACCCGCCCATGGGGTTGGCCGGTCGTCTCAGAGGGTAGGGGGGGCGCCGTCACCATCGTCCAGGAGTTCCCCGCCGTCACTGCACCAGGCGCCTTGCCCCGGCGCCCCTACATGGACCTCGGCGATGTCTGCATTCTCTTCTCCGAGGACGGCTTCGCCCGCGCCTACGATGTGATCGGCCTCGCCTCCTGGATCGCTGAACGGGCCGTCGGCTTCCACTACCGGCTCTTCCCGGTGGCCGCCCCCCTCCGGGAGGCCGCCCTCTTCGGGCGACTCGTCGGCATCCCCCAGGGCTGCTCCCTCGAGAGCGTCTTCCTCGTCGGCACCGCAGCGGTTCCGCGTCTCTGGTGGCCAGCGCTGAGCGCGATCAGAGAGACGCACCAGCGCCTCGCCGAGGCACGGGACACGCTCCGCCACTGGACCGAGGAGGTCGCGTCCCTGGATCGGTTTGTGGAGGGGCTCCCGTGAAGGCGCTGACGCTTACCCAGCCGTGGGCATCGCTGGTCGCAGCGGGGGACAAGAGCGTCGAAACGCGCTCCTGGTCGACGCGCTACCGTGGCCCGCTGGCCATCCACGCTGCCAGGGGACGGCCCACCTCGGCCTATTTCGACACCCAGCGCCACCTCGCCCAGTTGTACATGGGCGTCGATGTCGATGCCCTCCCGACTGGCACGGTGGTCGCCGTCTGTGTACTGCGCTGCTGCCTCTCTGTCGATAACTCCTCCGTCCGCTCACTCCTCCGTGCCCGCCCGTTGGAGGAGCCACTGGGCGACTACGGGCCGCAGCGCTGGGCGTGGCTCCTCGCCGACATTCATCGCCTGGAGAGACCGATCCCGGCCGTGGGCCATCAGCGGCTCTGGGAGTGGACGCCACCCGATGGCCTACTCGTCTCCTGGACTCCACGCGATGGGTGAGATGCTCCCGCCGCACCAGTGCGGGCTGCGCGGCTCCTGCCGCGACGGCATCCACGTCGATCACATCTGGGTGGCCACCCGCACCGGCGCCGAGGGCACGTTCGCGCTGCCCAGCCCGGAGCAGTGGAATGAACTCGGCACCCAGCTGATCCAGCGCGAGGGTGTCTTCCCGATCCTGCTGGAGCTGCTCCCCAACATGCGCCCAACCCCACCCACCGCAGCGGTGGGGTCAGTGTGCTGGCGCGTCACCTACGCCGACGACCTTGAGGTGGCGCGCCGTCACGCCGCCTACCTCAGCCAGGCTGGCCTCTCGGAGGGGTACAACTTCCCGCCCGACCAGGAGGGATCCGATGTCCACGATGTTTGACCTCGTCTTTCCGGGAGGGGCACGGGACGCCCCCCGCTCCGATGTCGTGCTCCTCCTGGTCGGGCTGCGACCCGACGACGTGGGACGCTTCCGCGACGCCTGGGTGGAGCGCACGGAGCCGGGCCAGCTCCGGGTCGCCGTCTACACCCGCAACGGCGGCGGCAACCGCGACCACTGGGCGCTCAGCTACCCCGAGACCTCCGAGGGGCCGTACTGCGTGTGCCCCGGCTGCATCATCACCCACCGGCTGCCCAGCAACCCGCTGTACCTCAGCGACGAGGACGACGACTTCGACTCGACCTATGCGACCGTGTACTTCCGCCTCCCCACCGAGGCCGAGGCCGCCGCCTTTGGGCTCCGCGCCGATGTCATCCGCGCCGCCGCCGAGACGCTGGCCGGTCCCGTGGTGGACATGGATGAGCGGTGGAGCGAGGCACTGGAGGCCCTGCGGACGGCCCCGCTGCCCGACGGGCTGCGCCACCTTGGCGACCGCATCCAGCGGGCCGAGGCGGGGTTGATCATCACCATCGGCGAGGACGGGTGATGGCCGGTCCCGAGATCTCCCGGTACGGGGTCCTCTACCCGCCCGGCTCCTGGCCGTGCAACGACGACGGCGTCCAGGTGCCGAGGCGCACCGAGGGCAGCCGAGCCACCGGGTACGGCTTCCAGGACTTCGCCCTGGTCTGCCGCATCTGCGGCGACGAGTGGGAGAACACGGAGCAGATCGGGATGGTGGCGGCACACTTCCACCACCACCACCCCGGCGAGTCCAAGGTCAAGATGGCACTGCTCTGGCTGGGCCGTGGCCCGGCCCCGGGCTCACCCCGGAGCCACCTTCGATGAGGTTCCCCTGGTCGCGTCCCGCGCCCCCTGCGCCCGATGCTCCCGTGATCGAGGAGGAGATGTGCTCCGACTGCGGCCGCTGCCTGGTGCGGTTCCACACCGACGGCACCTTCGACCTCGATGAGCAGGCCGGGGTGTCGCTAGCCGTCACGGGGAAGGTCCTCCGCGAGGCGGCTGAGCGGGCTCTGCCGTTCCGGCTGTCCGCCGTGCCCGGCACCGCCCGCTGCTACCGCTGCCACCCCGACGGAGAGCGTGGATGATGACCGCCGTCCTCCGTGGCCTGCTCATGATCTTGGCCATCCTGGTCGTGGCTGGCGTCGTGGTGCTGGTGATCTGGGATCTCGGCCCGGGCTCTCCGCTCGTGGTGCAGCTGGCCACGCCCAGCCTCACGCCCTCCGGCACCTGGACGGGGCCGACCTACGCCCCGGTGCCCAGCTTCACGTTCGGCACCCCGACGCCGACGCCGTATGCCACCCCCGCGTGCTCCAGCTGGCCGCCGCCCGCCGGATCGTCGCCCTGCGCCGGCGTCTACCTCACCACCCCGCTGCCAACGGCGGAGATCCCGCCGCCCTCCCTCTATCCGCTCACTACCGCAACCCCATCACCGTAAAGGGAGATCCTCAATGCTCGCCGTGTTCAAGTACCCGCTCATGCTGGACGGGGTCACCACCGTGCGCCTCACCCATCCGCCGCTGTACTGCCGGGAGCGGGGCGGCACCGTCTGCATCTGGGCGCTCCACGGGGATGCCCTCCCCGAGACGGAGCACCACTACCTCTGCATCAATACCGGACAGGAGATCCCGGCCTCGCTGCGGATTGTCAGGAGCATCGGGATGGGCCATCTCATCGGCGGGCTCATCATCGTCCACGTCTTCGAGGTCGCCCCCGCCATCAGCGCCGAGGTTCCGGCATGAACGACGCTGATCTCCTCTCCCTGGACGCCGCGATTCTCGGGGTGACCGAGGGGCAACTGATCGCCTGGCGAACCCGCTGCCGCCCTGCCCATCAGGCCGCTGCCGCTGCGGGCCGTCACGACGCTGAGTGTGAGCACCACCGCGCCCTTCGCGACGTGGGCACCTGCCCCCTCTGCGGCATCGACTGCCAGGATCGGCCTGGTAACAGAGACGCCGAGGAATGGCGCACCATCGCGGAGACGCTCACCGAGGAGGTCACGCGGCTCCAGGGCGAGGTAGACCGGCTCTCCGCGCTGGGCGGCGGCATGAGCGCCGAGGAGATCGGCACCCCGCCGTTCGTCCTCACCCCGCCGTCCGAGGAGTACCGGGCGCTCTACGTTCGCCTGGGGCTCGGCCCCGGAGAGATCGGCCCGGCGTGGAAGGAGGCCCGCATGGGCCGCTGCCCGTCGTGTCACGGGAAACTGGACGGCGAGGGCGGCGAGGACAATCCCTGGCGGCTCTGCGCGCCGTGCGCCCTGGAGTGGGCCGCCGAGCCCGATAGCTTCGGAGTGCGAGAGACATGAGCGAGCGCGTGGTTGCCATTTTGAGCGCTGACGATGATGAGGTGCGCCTGATCGGCTTTGGTGAGTATGTCGGAGACGATTACCCGCCTGGAGAGATCGGAGATTATCTACGCCTCGTCAAGCACCCAAACCCCAAGATCGTGCTAGAGGATGGATCGGTTGTGTGGGGTTTCCAGTGCTGGTGGCACGCGGCAGACGACTTCAATGCGTTTGTCGCTGGTCGTCGGGTGGTTCAGGCAGCGGTACCCCCAGAGTCCGCCGAGGTGCTCGCCTTCTTTGGCGCTGATAACACCGCTGGAAGCAGAGATTCCCATGAGCACTGACGCATGACCCTGATGTGCGCCTGCGCGGACAAGGACGCCAACTGGCGCGGCCACGGCCTCAATGCCTCCTACGTCTGCACCTGCCAGGGGCGGACGGTGTCGCGGCTCGGGCTGCATTGGGCGCCCCTGACACCGCCCCCACCCGAGGGATATGTGGATCGCCTCTACATCGTGAGCAGAGATCCCCATGCCTAACCTCAGACTGCCCGACCTCTTGCGGCGCGCAGCTGATCGCATAGAGGGCGACCCCCAAGCCACCTTCCTCGCTGCCTTCAATCCTCCAGTAGGGGAGCCCGTTGATTTGCCCCTCTTTGTACGGACGGTGAAAACGGTGGCGAAGTTGATGGGCGGGCTCCCCGTGGATGTGCCGCTGGGATCATCCCCGGCTGTAGTGGCCGCACTGAGAAGGCAAGCTGAGCGTGAGCCTCACCTGAGCAGAGATTCAGCGGACCAACCGAGGGATGTCACACATGACTGAGACGCCGAGCGCCGACGAAATCGTGGCCTATGAGACGCTCCAGTGGGCCTTCGGCGGTCTGGTCGATGGCCGGCCGCTCCACGAGGTCTGCCTCGTCGGGGCGACCCACCACGGGACGCCGGGGCCGACGCTATGCGGCAAGGATCGGTTCGCCAAGGGCGGGCCCGGGTGGTCACTCGGCGGTGGTTGCACCGACCCTGACGCACTGTGCTGCCCCGGCTGCCTCGCCGCCTGCCTGGCGGATCAGAAGCCCGTGGAGGGCATCTTCCACGCCCTCTACGCAGCGGCGGGTGCCCCCACCCACCACTCGCACTCGGCCGATAACCCGGCACGCAACAGGAGATTCTCGGGAAGGGCGGTGACGAATCCTGCCAACCCCGGAGCGGTTGCCGAGATCACCATGCTCCAGCGCCAGGTGCACGACCTCGTGGCCCAACGGGATGAGCTGATCCGCCTCGCCGCCCGTCGGCGGTCGCTCCTTGAGGCGTGGGAACCCCGCGTCACCTGTCCCCAGTGCGGGGAACGGTACAGCGCGACGGCCTGCGGCCCAACCCATGCCCTCGTGCATGACGCTGTGACCTCGCGCCCCGATGAGCTGATCGCTGCGATGGGCAAGGGCGGTAGGGAGGCTCGGGAACGGCCGAATGGGTGAACTCCGCGAGCGCTACTTCCCACTCAGAGAGATCATGGAGGCGTGCCGCTTCGCGGCTGACGGGGGCGTCGCCATCCACGAGAACCTTGACTACAGCGGGACCGTGATCGGCGGGAAAGCCAGGCGCGGGCCGTTCCTGCACGTCATGGCTGAGCTACCCGTGCTCCGCGACTGGGGCGAGCGGGAGGGGATGAGGGCGTCGTGGATCCAGGAGGCTCACGGTTGGTTCCCGCCTCACTTCGATGCCTTCGGATCACGGGCAACACGCATCCTGGCGCGGCTTGGGCACCCTGAGCGGCCAGAGAGCGCGGCGGCCGCTGCGCGCGACCTCTTCAATGACGCGACGAGCGGTCCTGACGACGACTGATGGCGGCCACGGATGAGTCCCATCTGTTTCTGCTCCGCCGGGTGCGCCACCTCTGAGGGTGCCCGCGAGCACGACTTGCCGTGGCACGGGCTGCCGCCCTGCCCCTGCTGGTGCCACTGGGCGCCGACCCCCTCCGGTCGGCGCCACCCCGCGATACTCAGGCAGGCGGCAGGGGGCGAGGAGCGGGTCCCCGCCCCCTCCACCGAGGTCAAGCGGTAACCGGAGGCCGGTTACTTGCGCTTGAACTGGCCGAGGCGGTTGCGCGGCTGACGCGCCCGGCTCCGGCCCTTCTTGTGGCTCTTGTGCCCCTTCTTGCCCATGTGCTTATGGGGGTGGGAGTGGGTGTACACGGCGACCTCCGACGACGCCCCGTCCCGCAAGCGCTGCCCCCCGCACCGTACCACGCCCCGGCCGCCCCGGGGAGCATCGACGGTGCGGTGTCCGGTTAAGGGTGGAGCCCTGAGAACGCCCCCACCAGCCCCCCCACCGCTCCCGCCACCACCGCGATGAGGAGCGGCACCCAGAGCTGCCAGGTGAGCCGCCGCCGCCGGCTGGGGCCTGCCTGCTGGAGCTCGCCGACGGTGGTGACCAGGCCATGCACCTCGTCGCGGATGTCGCCCAGGATGCCCTTGAGGCCGATGGTCGGGTCGCCGAGGAGGTCACGGCGGAGGGTCTCCTGGTCCAGCCGCACCATGCCCACGGCCCCGTTCAGGTCGTGCGCGCGCTCAAAGTGGCACTGACTGTCCGCCTCCAGCAACTCCATGCGGTAGGCGAGGTCGGACTCGCGCGGGCGCTTGGGGCGGCGGTGGGGTCGTGGCGTCAGCGGGATCGCGACCGGCAGGCCCTCGCGGAGCACTTCAGCACCCAGCGTCGGGCGAATCGTCCACGGGCGGTGGGCACCGGAGCCGCGATCTCTCCACCTCGCGAACCGCCCGGCTCACATGGATGTCCAGGCGGCGCAGCCGGTCGCTGATCTCGCGCAGCACCTCGTCGCGGTCGCGGTGTGGGCGCAGCAGGGGGGCCAGGGCCACCAGCTTCACGTTCACGGTGCCCGCCTCCGCAGCCGCCCGGCCCGCCGGCGGTACTGGCGGGTGGCGTGGCGCTCCGCCCGCCGCTCGCAGCTGCCGCCCCGGCACTCCTCGGTCGGGTGCTGGAAGTGCCAGTCCTCGTGGCCCGCGCTCTTGGCGAGCTGCTCCTTCCAGGTCCTGGCCCCCACCTGGGGGTAGCGGGAGGGCGGGTCCAGCCAGATCCGGATCGGCTGGGCGCTGTCGAACGGGGTGAAGGCCAGGTCGCCAGCCGGGTTGCGCTGAGGGAGCACGATCACCCGGGGAGGCTTGGCCCGCCGCCCCACCATGCAGCGCTGGATGATCGCCCGCACCTCGGCGGTGGGGTACCGGGTGCGGTTGTCAACCTCCACCCCGGGTCGGAGGAGCGGCATCCCAGCCCTCCGGTCAGGCTGGCGCGGCGGCCCGGGGCCGGGGCTTCGGCGGCTTGGGCGCAGCCTTGCGGGTTGCAGTGCGTGCAGTGCGCGGTGGTGCGGTGCCCGGCGGCACGGCCGCCTCGGCGCCGCCAGCACGCCGGCGGATCCGCTCCGTCATCTCGCGGGCGAGCGCCGGGTTCTCCTTCTCCGCCCAGGCCACCTGCTCCGCATCCCGGATAGAGGTGGAGTGGGGGGCGACCTCGCTGGCGATCCGCTCCGCATCCTCCTCAGCCACCCCGTGGCGGGCCTGGAGCACCTTGCTCATCACCTCGCGCCGCTGGGGGAGGCTGTAGTGGGGGAGTTCGATCTCGATGAAGCGGTCGCGGAGTGCCGCCGACATCCGCTCCGGGTCGTTGGCGGCGGCGATCACCCGCAGATCCTTGACGATCTCCTGGATGTTGCCCACCTTGGCCGTGGACACCCGGCCCAGCATCAGCTCCAGGAGCGACTCCTGGGCATCCCGATCCGCCTTCTCGATCTCGTCAATGAAGAGCACCCGGACGCGCGGGTCGGCGACCACCTTGGCGAGCGCGGCCGGGGTCATCTGCTTGCCGTCGATGTACTTGCCCTCCTCGGGCAGGGCCTCGCGGGTCGCCTGCATGAGGATGGACTTGCCGGTGCCGGGGTCGCCCACCAGGAGCACCGACTGGGGCGCCTCGCCCTCCACGCACATCCGGACGATGCCCCGCTCGTAGTCGAGACCGACGACGGTGTCATAGACCCCGGGGGGCAGGGTGATCCGCTGGCCCTCGAGGTCGGCCGCCTCCTGCTCCGCGATCACCGTCGCCCCGATGGTGTCGCCCAGGTGGACGCTCTCGCTGAGCGGCGGCAGCGGGCCGTACCGCTTCCCGTCCACCTCCTCGGTCACGAAGCTCCCCGTCATCCGCCCCGCCAGGGCGCCGCGGGCGGCCTCGCTCACCAGCGTCAGCGCTCCCCGGGTGACGAAGGTCGCGACCTCGCCGGCCGCATCGGGATCCAGACCGGCCATCGCGCCCTATCGTACCCGCCCGGTGGCGGGTGGCGGTGAGATCGCGTCAGCCGAGCCCGATGTCCACGTGCACCATGCCGCCCTCGGCGCCGCTCTCCACCGAGGTCACCCCGGGCAGCCCCGCGAGCTCCTCCGAGAGCGGCTGCGGAGCCCGCCCCGTCTCGATGGACACGGGGCCCTCCAGCCTCACGGAGCTCACCGGAGGGGGCGCTGGGGGAGGGAGCGGCGGCGCGGGGCGGCGGGTCTGGGCGGCCCGCTGCAGGCAGAAGACGGCCAGGGCCAGGCCCGTGCCGGCCAGGTTCACCACCTTGAGCGGCGCCCCCACCTGGCCGAGGTTGGCCCCCACCACGGACCAGGAGCCCTGGATCGAGAGCAGGGCTGTCTCCAGCCCGTACGAGTCGGCGGTGAGCCCGGCCTTGACGCACAGCGACGCCAGCGCGAGCGCCGCCGCCGCCCCGCTCACCACCTTGGCTGAGACCCCGAGGCTGGGCAGCTGGGCCGCCACGATGGCCCACACCTGGAGGAGGGTGCACAGCGCCCCCTCGGCCGACTTGAGGTCGCGGGCGATCTGGGCGCGGAGCGCAGTCACTTCCTGGGGTAGCGGAGCGCAGTCACGGCCACCCGCCGGGCGTGGGGCGGCCTCGGGTACTTGCCGCGCCGCTCCAGGGCGTCGATGCCGACCGCGATGGCGAGGATGCCCACCCCGGTCCCCAAGAGCCCCCAGAAGATGAGGTTGTCGCCCTTCCAGGCCTCCGCCTGGCCCTGCGCCCACTCCGCGATGGGCTCCAGGCGGATCTCCACGAGAGCCCCCTGCAGCGGCAGGAGTTGCTGGCTCTGGAAGTCCCCGAGGCTCATCCCGCCCGGCACCGTCCCCGCCTGGGTGAGGCCGCGCACCTGGGCGAGCACCGCACCGCAGACCGCCGCCGCCGGGCCGAGGCCGGCCGCCTGGTAGTCGGCGCAGGCCCACTCCAGCCACTCCTTCACCTGCCAGAGGGCGGCGAAGCACTCGTCCTCATACTGGGCGTGGATCGCCTCCTCGAGGTACACCTGGGCGGCCACCAGATCGGCGGAGGCCCCCGCCAGGGCGTCGGCGGGCAGCGGCAGCGTCACCAGGGCGTCGCTCATGGGCCGATTATGACCCTGTCAGAGCGCCACTGCGGGAGATCACACCGATCTCCTGACGCCTCGTCAGACCTCCTCAGACGGTGTCACAAGAGCACATCTGACATGGTCTGGACGGGAGGGCTCGAACCTCCGACCCCGTGCGCCCGAGGCACGTGCGCTACCGCTGCGCCACGCCCAGGTGGGGAACGGCCCGCCCGCAAACGTGAGCCGTCCCGGCGGGCCGCGATCCTCGCTCGCAGTGTACCGCCCGCTCAGACCTCGCGCCAGGAGTGGCCCTCGTCCAGGTAGCCGTGCCAGCTGCCGTCGGGCTCGCGCTCGCTGATGAAGCCCTGGTGGAGGATGCTGTTGCGGATCTCCAGGCTGCCGTCGGCGCACTCCCGGAAGGTGTGCGGCGGCGAGACGACGTGGTGGGGGATGTCGCCGGGCCGGCCGTTGGGGAGCAGGTAGAAGACGGCGGGCTTGTCGCCCGTGAAGCCGAGGAACGGTCCGCAGTAGTCGCCGGGCCGCTCGAACTCGGGAGGCCGCGCGATGCCGTCCTCCCCCACCACCGGTTGCAGCCGCCGGCCGATCATCGGCGCTCGAGCAGCGTCCACCCGCCGGCCTTCGGCCCCAGCGCGTAGACCGTGGCGGGGGCGTCCCACTCCTCGTCGGTGCCCATGTCGATGTCCGCGCGGGTCAGCGCGTACGCGGCGGCGCCCGAGCAGAAGTCGGTCCCCTGGAGGCCGAGGCGGAGTTTGGAGCCGGTCAGGAACATCAGCACCTCGCTCAGGATCCCCACCCAGCCGTAGCCCTCGCGGTGGGCGGCCAGCTCGCGCATGGCGGCGACGCACGGGGCAGCGCCGGCAGGCCCGTACGGGGGCATCCACGCCTCCCAGGCCACCCAGCCCACCTCCCGATCCAGCGCCCAGGGCACCACCCCACCCGGCCGCGCCTCGATCACCTCGCCGGGGGCCACGCAGACGGCCACATGGTTCCAATAGGCGGGGTCGCCTGGCCCCCGCCCCCGCCCGTACCGGCGACTCTCGCCAAGCCGGATCAGCGCCGGCCCGATGCCCGCGTTGCGGACGAAGATGATGGCTCCCGGCATGACGCTCACGGCAGCCGGAGCGCCTCGCCGTGGGTCAGCCCCCACTCGCCAGCGAACCGCTCCACCCGGCCCAGGTCGGCGGTGGCGGGGACGGGCAGCAGCATCACCCCGTACCGCTCCGCCAGGCGGTGCTCCAGGGGGCTGTCGCCGAAGAGGGCGAGGATCTCGGCCCGCCGCGCCCGCCACCCATGGCCGCAGAGTTGCACCGTCCCGAGGCCCCCCACCACCGCGCAGATGGGTGGGCGCAGCAGCGGCGGGCGCTGGCGCTGGGCGTCTAGGTAGTGCTCGAGCGCCACGAGGTGGGCGAAGGCGTGGAAGCCGCAGCCGAGCCGCTGCGGCCGCCCGCCGGCAAGGGCGGTGGCGACGGGGTGCAGGGCGGGCGGGCCCGGGCAACCGGGGTGGTCGCAGGAGGCGGCGTTGACACCGATCTGCCACACCCGAAAGAACGCCCAGGAGCGGAGCTCGCCGCCGTGCACATCCGCCGCCTCAAAGGCGCGAAAGCCCACCACCCTCACGCCGGCACCCGCTCTGGATCCGCCTCCGGCTCCGGCTGCCGCACCGGCTCCTCCGGCTCAGCGGGCTTCTCCTCGGGCAGCTCCACGGTGCGGAGCGGCTCGCCGATGTCCATGCCTCAGCCCCGCTGCGGCGAGGCCCGGCCCCGGATGATGCCGCCCGAGGCGATGAGCAGCGCCGCCACCGTCCCCAGCGGGATCGCCTGCTCCACCGCCTGCGCCTCCGTCTGCGGCGCCCGGCGCGTGAACACCCGGGCCGCCTCGAGGGCGATGAGCAGGAGCCCCATGGTCATCAGGCCGTCGCCCGCCACCTGCTGGCGCGTGGCCACGTTCGGCCTCAGAGGATGCCCGGCGCCGACACCGCCATCCCGGAGGCGATCACGTCACCGGTGGCCACGTCGTTGACCCACCCCAGCTGGCTGTAGGTGAACGAGGCGTAGTACGGACCCTGGCCGCTGTACATCGCCTCGCCGACGATGGTCAGGATCCCGTTGCTCGACCAGGAGATGCTCGTGATGCTCACCCAGGCGCCCGCACCGGCGGGGAGGATGTGCCAGGGACCCACGCACCCGCCCAGGGTATCCCCCCAACTCTGCTGGGTGAGCCGCCCTGAGTTGTCGATCCACCAGTAGTCCCACCAGTTCGCGTAACTCGGAGCATTGGCGGGACGCTTCACCGCCCAGGCCGTGGCCGGCACCCCGGCGCAGAGGAAGCCGCCCAGGCTCGCGGCCGGAGGGGTGGGCGCGGTCGTGGTCGAAGGTGGGGCGGGCGCGGGGGCGGATCCGGGAGTTGCGGTGGCGCAGGTCCCGTTGCCGGAGTAGGGGCAGCACTCCCAGGGGTTGCCCGAGGAGCAGGGGGCGACATCGGGGCCGATGGGGCAGTTGGCCGTCCCCTGCCAGGCCACGAAGCCGGTGTAGCAATACTCGCAGAGGGTCATGTCCGCCTCGGACGGGACATGGCATAGCTGGCCTGCGGAGTTGACGACGTAGATGGCGCCCGTCGAGGGGTTCTGGGTCATCTGGCCCGGGCTATACGGGCAGGTGCCCGCCGGGGTGGGCGCGGGCGTGGGCGCGGGCGTGGGCGCGGGCGGGGTTGGGGCCGGAGTCGGAGTCGGAGTCGGCACCGGGGTTGGCGTCGGTGTCTCAGGTGGGGGTGGCACGGGGGCTGCGGAGGAGTGCGAGGCCACCATGAGGACGGTGAGCGCGGCACCTCCGCCTGCAGCCATGCCGATGGCGAACTTCCCTACCGCGTTCATGCCACCTCAGAGGATGCCCGGCGTGGACACCGCGAGTGCCGCCGAGGCCACCATCCCCGCCGGCTCATAGTCCGCGCAGCCGCTGACCCCCGGAGAGCAGGAGATCGGGTTGCCGACATTGAAGGTCACCCGGTCGCTGAACTCGGGCTGCATGCAGAACTGCCACACGAGGCGCTCAGGACCGGACAGGGTCTCGCCGCTCGGCTCAGTCCAGGGCGTCTCATAGAAAGAGCGCCAGGTGTCCAGCAGGGAGGCTGGCGCGCCCGTCCAGTTGCGGTTGAAGACGATGTTGAAGGCGGCGGCGATGAAGCAATCCTCTGCTGGGTTGGGGCTGCCCGCAAAGGCGCCACCCGCCTGGTACTGGTCGGCGAGGTGCTGGACGTCGCTGACCAGCTCCTGGCCGCTGTCGCTGACGATGCGGAAGGCGACCATCTGGAGCGGCGTGTAGCCGCAGCAGGGGGCATTGTAGATGCTGGTCCAGTGCTGGTCGGTCGGCTCGGTGCAGTCCCAGCGGCCGAGCAGCATGGCGACCACCGTGGAGGCGATCTGGGTTGCCTGGGAGGCCTGCGACCACCAGTACGGGGTCACCGAGAGGTCGTTGTCAGGATCTGTCCCGCAGGCGCCCACCGGGGTCGCTGGCGGCTGCGGGGTCACCGGGCAGAGGGCCGGACCCAGCACGCAGGTGCTCGCCCCGTCCACGTCGGCGCCCTGGCTGCAGGAGGTGAGGAGCTGCTGCATGGTCGCGTCCGACACCTGGGTGACGTGGGAGGCGTCGGTGCAGTACCCGCAGGCGGCGAGCGCGGCCGTGGAGGTGATGTAGTGCATCACCCCGCCCTGGTCGACCGCGTACAGAGCGCCGCTCGAGGCGTCCTCGATGATGCTCCCGGCGGGCGGGCAGATCGGCGTGAGCACCGGGATGGGCGCGCAGCCAGACTGGTCACTGAGCGGCTGCTGGCCCGAGGGACAGGAGACGCACTGCGAGATCGGCATCCCAGAGGAGCGCACCGTGCCCGACGGGCACTGAACGCACCCCGGGGCCCCCGTCGGGAGGTACTGCCCCGGGGGGCACGATGAGGGGGAGGTCGGCGACCTCGGCCAGAGCAGCCAGGCGAGCAGGGCGGCCAGGCCCCCCACGCCCACGCCGAAGGCCACCTCCTCGCCCGTCTGGGAGCTCGGCCGGTTGACCGGCTTGCGGCCCCGGGAGGGGGTGAGCGGCGGCGGAGCGAGGGCGACGGCCGACTCGGGCATCGCGCCGATGGTACCCCCGAGAGGCGATCTCGCAGGGAGATCAGTCCGCCGCGCCGCCCAACTCGCGGAGCTGGCGGCGGAAGTGCGCCTCATCGCCGGGGCGGTCGGGATCGCCATGATTCCGGGGCTGGGCCGCGACCTCCTGGTACCCCGGCGCCCCGAATGGCATCACCGGCTGCTGCTGGAGGACCATCATCGGCGGCTCCGAGATCACCCCCAGGAAGCAGAACTCCTCGCGGCCGGCGCGGAGATCCCGGCTGGCCAGCATCGACAGGACCAACCGCTGGGTGGGGGCGATGTAGACGGGGTTGAAGTACCCGACCCGCTGCGACGGGTAGCGGAGCACGCCGTTCTCGTCGCGCTCGTCGGGGGGGTAGGCGTAGAGGGGGGCCAGCTGGAGCTCAGCGAAGGTCACGGCACCGGTGCCGAGACGCATGGCGTCGATCCGGGGCCAGCGGCTGAGCGCCTCATAGCCGTACAGGGCGATGCCCGCCCGAGGCTTGGCCTCGGTCCCCCGGTACACATCGTGCGCCCAGGTGTCGGCCCGCAGCGCCACCGGGTTGCGGAGCCGCGCCACCGCCCGCGCACCTCCGATCCCCCCACCGGAGAACAGATCCGCCGGGCTCACCGCCCGCGACACAAGATCCCCGCCCCCGTTCGCTGCGTGGGCGAGTTGCTGGGCTACCTGCTGCGCCGTGTTGCGGAGTTGGTACACCTGCTGCGGGGTCACCTCGGCCCGGGGCACGACGATGATGGTGGCCATCAGCGCCGGGCATGGACGAGGCCGACGCGCAGGAACCTACCGGGATCGTGCTCCAGCATCAGTTTGGTGCTGAGCAGGGTGTCACTCTCCGGTTGGACCACCCGGGGCACCACGCAGAGCGCGAACGGCAGCGCCGTGCCGTCCTCGCCCAGCGGGCTCGCGGCCAGCCCGTACAGGCCGGGCACCCGCCAGCGCCGGTACCAGAAGTCGGGCCGCCAGGCCTCGGGCAGGGTCACCGTGAAGTAGCCGTGGTTCCCAAAGCTCCTCCGTTGCTCATCGCTCAAGTGGCGGATGAGGAGGGCGCGGGCCACCCGCTCCGCCTCCGCCGTCCACATCCCACCGTGCCCGTGGGCTGGATCGAGGTGGCCCCGCAGCATCTCCGGGAGGCCCGCATCGAGCGCTCCGGCGGGGATGTTGCGGAAGCGCCCCTCCGGCTCCGCCGCCGCCACACCGGCCGCCTGAGCCGCCTCTCTGCGGATCTCGTCAAGGGTCGGAGGCGCACGGCGATGACGACGGTGCGGCCAGCCGAACTCTGAGCACCAGCAGACGACGGCCAGCACCGCACCCGCCACCGCGACGGCTATGAACAGCGCCCGGGGCCACGGCCACGGCCACGCGGTGGTGGCACCCGTGAGCGCGGCTCCCCCGGTCACCAGCTCCGCCATGCAGAAGCCCAGCAGCAGTCGATCCGACCGCTCCATCGGCCGGGCTCAGCCCCCCTGGACGGGGGCGATGATGGTGGTCTCGACGGCCTGGGGATCGAACTCCTTGACCCTGGTGCTGACCCCGTCGCCGTAGTCGGCGAAGGCAGCGTGGCCCCTGCCCATCAGGCGGTCGAACACCGCCCGGGCGGCGTCCACCTCCGCCGGCGCCTCTGGGTCAAAGGTGATGGGCGCATCCCCACGACGCCCCAGGACACGGATCACATGCTGAGCCATGGTCATCCTCCTACTGACGAAAGCGGACGGCCCGCGCGACCCCCTCCTCGATGGAGATCTGCGGGGTGTAGACGCTCTGGAGCAGTGTGACATCGGCCACCCGGTAGGGGACCCCCACCGGCCGGTCGGTGCGGTGGAGGAGCGGCCGCTCCCGGCCCGCCGCCCGCATGGCCAGGCGGGCGACCTCGTCCACCGACGTGCCCACCCCCGTACCGATGTTGACCGGCCCGTCGACGCCGCCATCGGCGAGCGCGAGGACGGCCGCCACGCAGTCATCGACGTGGACGAAGTCGTGGGTCTGGGTGCCGTCGCCCCACACCTCGAGCGCCTGGGCCGGGGAGACGGCCCGCTCCGCGAACACCGGCACGACGTGGCTGGTCTCCTGATCGCTCCCATACACGCTGAACGGGCGGACGATGGTCACCGGCACCCCGGCGGAGCGCACGGACTCGGCGAGCACCTCGCCCGTGAGCTTCACCCAGCCGTAGGTGGCGTCGGCCTGGCCGTGGTAGTCGCGCACCTGGGCATCGGCCTCGGAGAGCCTCCGGCCGGGACGCTGGATGTGCAGCGGGTAGACGCAACTAGAGGAGAAGGACACGATCCGCTGGGGCCGGGTGCGGAGCGCCCACTCGAAGAACGCCCCGTCGAGCTGGGCGTTCATGGCCCCGATCTGCGCCGGGAACCTCGTGATCCCCTCGATGCCGCCCGTCAGCGCTGCACAGTGGAGGGCGAGGTCGAAGCGCTCCCTCATCTGGGGCAAGCGGATCCGGCAGTCGCCGCCAGATCTGATGTCCAGCCCCGTCACCGCTGCGCCAGCGTACCGGTCCCGACATGCAGCCAGAAGGTGCCGACCGATGAAGCCGCCGCTGCCCGTGACCAGGATGGTGCGCGGCCTCACTCTGTCGGCCTCCGCCGCGCCGCGCGCTCCGCCTGGACGCCCAGGAGATCGTGCTCCACCACCATCTGATCCACCGCCCGGCAGCGCTCATAGAGCACCGCGCGGATCGCCTGGGCCTGGCTCCGCATCGCCCGCCGACTCACCCGGTGGCGATTCTCCACACTCTGCGCCACCGAGACGTGCACCTGAAGTTGCTGGGCGAGTTCCTCGAGGCTCACCCCGGCCAGCAGCCGCAGCGCCCTCAGCACCGCGCCGTCGATCATGCCTCCGCCTCCAGCGCCGAAGCGGCCCGCTCCGCCGCACGGTCATCTGCGCACTCGGGGCAGGGCACCTCGCCGGTCTCATGGCAATGCTCGCACGGGGCGGTGTGCTCATTGCCGCAGAAGCACTCGCACTCCACCTCGCTCGTGCCCTCGCAGTCGGGGCAGTCGATCATGCCCCGACCCCCGCACTCCTCGCAGCCTGATCCGGGATGCTCGCTGGCGGAGATGAGGATCAGCCGGCGGTGCTCCGCCATGTCCAGCCCGTGGTGCCTCGCCCAGTCGTCCACCGCTGGCACGCTGGCCAGGGCTACGGGTACGGGCCGCCTGGGTCTCACGGCACCGCTCATCGGGTGGCCCGCGCCTCCTCGATCTCGATTGCCCATTCCCGGAGGTCATGCTGCATCTCGTCGCCCGGCTCTATCGGCTCATGGAGCGCATCCCCCAGCATGCGGAGGTGGGTGTCCATGAGATCCAGGAAGTCCGCGATCCGGCGTAGTTTCCTGGGCTCGATCTCCTCAATCCGCTCCAGGGCGCGGAGGCGTGGGGGGGCCGCCAGGCTGAGCGCCGCGAGCCGCGCTGAGCGCTCCTCCCGGGTGTGTTCGTCCCACGGCCGCGCATCCGTCTGGAGGTGGGCGAAGAGGGGCAGATCCGCCTGCGCGATGTGCCAGGAGACCTGGCCGGTGGGGAGGGCGATGTAGACGACCGGCCACCCGACCTCATCGGGGTCGAACCCCAGCCAGGCGGGGAAGAGGCTGGACAGCGCCGCCGCCACCTCATTGCGTTCCCGGTACGCCTGGTCGCGGCCCGCCTCGCCCGCCATCCGTCCCCTCTCAATGGCGTTGGCGAACCAGCCGAGGAGGGTGTGCTCCTGGTCGTCGTTGCGGACCTGGATCGGGAACCGCTGCCGGAAGGCCCGCGCCCACACCTGGGCGTCGGTGGTCGCGGTCAACTCCCGGTCACTGATCGGGCGCGTATCAGTGGACATGGATGCCTCCGGCGCGGACCGCCGGGTCGATCACGTCGGGCGGCCATGTCCAGCCGGGAGGGACGCGGCCAAGTGGACGGTCCGTCTCCATCGCCTCCCGCGAGAGTGACTGGTACCCCTCGCAGCCCGAGTGGCCGCAGTGGCAGGGTGCGACCACGCGGCCGAGGAGGCGGAGGCGCTCAACGCTGATCCCGCTCCGCTCCGCATAGCCCCGCTCAAAGGCCAACGCCCGGAGCGTCTGCCTGCTCATGTCGCCCCCGCCCGCGCCGTCACGAACTCCTGGATGGCCTCGTGGTAGAGGGCGATGGCGGCACGGGATGCCCGGACCTCGGCGAGCAGGGTCAGCGTGTCGCGTGCCGCCAGCCTCCTCGCCTGATTGGGATGAGTGCCACTGACGATCTGCTCCCGCATCTCGAGCGCATCGAGTTCGCCGTCCGTCAACACCGGACGGTCGGGTTCGCCTCGCAGCCTGAGTGCCTCGGACAGCCTCTCCATGAAGCCGTCGAACTCCTGCCGCTCTTCCGCACCCACGGTCACCTTCTCCCCCCGACCG